TTGGCTAGGCAACCCCCGCACTCTAGCGGTAAAAATTTTCTCGGCGAGAAAAACTCTTACAGTAAGATAGGTAAGGATTTTCAGGAAGATACGATAAAGGCTTCAGTTTTCAAACTTCTCGAGAAAAATCCATTACTAACTGCACAGCCAATATGCAAAATCCTAAGCTTACCCTATCGAGATTACCAAAACTATGTTTCTAAGCTGCGTAGTGAATGGCGGTTCTTACCTAAAAATGAGCGAGGTTCAAAGTGTTCATTGCATGGGTGGCGTGGTTGGTGTTATCTGCCTGATGGTGCTCCGGGCGGGATTCGAACCCGGGCTGTGGACCTTGGTTGGGTTGCTAGCAAGGCTCGTAATCGGTGGTTCTTATGGAAAGATCGTTTAGGACGGCTGCAGTGGTTTGAGACTGGCCGGGTGAACTTGTATGTGCGGAAGCCGGCTAATCTTGGGAAAGCGTATCAATTGATCTGCAATGGTTTCAGCTTTACAGGTCTAATCACGGACATTAAGGTTTTGGAGCAGGTCCTGTCGAGTGTCCGGTTTAAAGGAGCCCACTATGTCTTTCCTGTGGGCCAACGGCTGCCGAAGCTCATGATTGACTTGTTTCAGAAGAGCAACGGTATAATCATCAAAGTTGGAGATGTCACTCATCCCGACAGTCTTGAGGTTATTGCTGTTTATCCGGACTGGGCTGAGAGAAACGAGCGGCTCTTCGAACAGTTGAATGATGTTTTGAAGCGACTATTCGAGCCTTCAGGGTCTCTTCAGGTAAAAAGGGATGTGGACTATGTTTCGTAAAGAGAAAGAGTGTTTTGTTTGTTTACGTGTACAGCCATCTGAGACTCTAAGGTTAGCTCATAAAATATGGTTCGAAAATCGGGTAATTGCCAGAGAAATAGGTCTTCGTGCTGCTGCAATTATCGAGGAATGTTACTCAAAAAAGCCAACGTTCTTTTGTGGAAAGTCCAGGAGGTCTATTTTGTCGGGACTTTTTTATTTATTAGGTCGTTTATCAGGTTTTCCAAAGTCGGGACGTGAAATATCGGAAATTGTACTGTGCAGTGAAGTTACCGTTACAAATTCGCGCAGAGTATGGCTTGATACATTTTCAGATTTATTCCCAGGTTTTAGAATTGAGAAAGAAGAATATTCCGGACTGAATTACAGGCGTACATACTTCAAAGGTAAACTTCTTAGCAAAAGACCTTCGGAACCTTCTGACTCTGTAAAGCTTGAAAATATTTGCCCGAAATGTGGTGGCTGGAAAATGATCAAGTCTAAGATGTGCTTTAATTGCTATTACAAAAGAACACACGAGAATATTCCTCGCTCCTTGTTAGAGGCAAAAGCACAGAGAGATAAAAGACTGAATAAAGGGAAGGAAATTTGTCTGTGAACCGTTGTAGAGACCCTTTTTCAATGTTGTGTGGAACGGGCTTGTTTTGGGTTGTTTTCCACGAAGGGGCTTGTTTTGGCTGTCGATTGGCAACGAGGGTTTCTGAAGGTTTTTGCCCTAGGTTACTGATAGCGCTTTCCTTGCTTCTTGTATGTTCTCGCTGGAGGTGTTCTTGAAGTTTTGACGGCAACCGTTAAGGCTGATGTTAAAAAGCGTCGTAGTCCCGAGCAGAAATATGGCAAGTACAAGTGGCTTAGGATACTTGTCCGACGAAACGCTGAAGAGATCCGAGATATTAAGCGCATACTGACGGGGATGACTTTTGGCCTTCGCCATCTTATGGAGTTTGATTCTGAATATTTGCTTGACATGGCCTGCGTTGACGGTCGAGATCAGGCGATTTTGGATCTTCTGCGTGAGGTAGGTCCGTCCGGATTATCGCCCAAGGAAATTCATTCTCGCCTTGGTCGGTATGGTCTCAAGTACCATCACATTACACGTCGGATTACTCGGATGAATAAGCGAATGCAAAATAAGATCGGCCAACGGGCAGCAGACAAGGTTGGCAGAAACTGGGCCCTGAGTGATTTTCTGGTTCGAAACTGGAATGTGAAAAAGACCGAGGTTGACTCGGAAAATGAGGTTGGATGGTAACTCTCGGAGTGAAGATGGGGAGTTAAGGAGGTGATAGGTGTTATGAGAAAGATTTTGTTTGCAGTCTTAGGAATCATTATGTTTTTCGCTTTGGCTGTTCGCGCGGATAATCTTGTTTACAGCGGTAACAAGTATCTTGTTGGGGATGTGAATGGCGATGGAGTCGTAAACATTGTTGATGTTAGCGCTGTTTCTAAGCAGGTGGGCCAGTCAACTGCTTCTCCCTATGGTTTTGGAAGTGGTAAGTATAATCCAGATGCGGATATGAATAATGACGGCGTGATCAACATTGTTGACGTAAGCATAGTTAGCAACCACTATAGCCAGACAAGCGCCTGGAAATTGGTTAATCGTGATTTTGAAGTAATCAATGCTACGGAGTATTGGGGTTTGTTTGGGTTTGGGGGCGGTCCAGGATCGCAAGAATGGACTTTTGACAACAAAGGCCACTGCAAGATTTACGTGAAATACATTGGGTCTCCGGCTAACATCGGCGGGTTGCATGAGGGCTCTAAACCTTATGGTTGGGGCACTAGTCCATGGACCTACACTCGAATTAGAGAGAATAGGCAGATGTATGTCGACTTGTCTCTGATGATTGATTGGGCCTATTGCGACTGGCTGTCTGGAATGACGCAATTACGATTGGATTTTTGGCTCGATATAGTGTCTCCTACAAAAAACGATGAAGGTTGCGTAACGCTAATCTTTGATCACAGAGAAACAGTTTCGCCGCCGATTGGTCATGTAGGATATTATGAGGGAAACATATACGGTAGTACATGGTTAGACTGCGCTATCACTTACAGTCATATGAATGATGATATCTGGTACAACTTCACCAACCTTTACATAAACGACTATATCTGGAAACTGAAGGACGTGCCGAGTGATTTTCCTAATTGGGAAAATTGGCAGTGGGTTCGCGGTCCCAATGTTGTGTGTTACGTAAGAGACATCGACATTAGCATGGAAGTTTTCCAAGGCCACGGCATCTGGTACCTAGACTACCTCTATTTCTACGCCCACGATTAGCTACGGATCAAGGGATGTCAATTGATCTACCCCTTTTTCTTATTTTTCCAAGGAGGGCGTTCCAATGTTACCATGAGTGGCAACTATTCGCGCGCTAAGAAAACAAGACAAATAGGCGTGTAAGACGTAAACAGGAATCGATGGATATGTCTAAGCGCAGAATCAAGTGCGAAGATTTTGTGAAAGAACAGGTTTTTCGCAGTCTTTTTGATTCCGAGGAAGAAACAATCGAGTACTGTCAGAGATTTCAGAATATCGATGAATTATGGACGCCGTTTCATATTGCCCAATTCTCCTCTCTCCTAGACACGATCAAAGAGACTTACGCAGAAGTTAATGATCATCTACGAGTGTTACTAGATGCCAACAGGGTGATTATGATGGCCTCAGTGATAGAATTACTTAACTCTAGAGAGAAACACTTACCCTTCAATAAGTGGGTTGCTCAGCAAGGAAAGAATCAAGAGGTACCCATAAGAGTGATTAAGTTATGGGACGATTACATCAAAATACATGGCTCCGCCGAGAAGTTCAGAACGTTTTTCGTTAAGTATCTGACAAAGGATGAGAAATTTGAACTCATGAAATCAGTTCAGTTCTGGAAAAGAGAACAAAAAACATTCCTCCCGCTATTCTGCTTCAAAGGTAAAGAGTGTAACGTTAGCCACGGATATTGTGAATTTGATATAAATAAAGAAAAGTGTCCTTCCTATGCATCAGAGAAGAAGATGCAAAGAGGAATAAGAGAATGTGCGAATTTTCTGTATAGCCTGCGCAATAGGTTTGTTCATGAAGCCAGACTGATAAATTTCCCAGAACCACTTCCAGGGGGTGTTGGCGGGTCGAGTTGGTTATATGATTACGTCGAATATAGGTTTTTGTCGGGACGATATTTTCAAGGCACAATCAAGATGGATTTGTTTAGCGAAAGACTAGTCAAACTAGGTAGGAAGTATCTCAAGCAGCTGATGCAGGATTATTTGGAAGCAGCAGAAAAGCGGGTGGGTACTTAGTGTTTGTTTATGGATATTTGTTCATTCGAGGCTCTGGCGGTTAGAGATAGATAGACAGATCGCTCGATCTCTGCAAGTTAGCCGCAGGATCCCGCGAATGAATAGGCGTGTTGAAAAGGAGATCGGTGAGCAAGTTGTGGAGAAGCGTCGTTGGCATTGGGCTCTAACGAGCTTCGCAGTCTGAGGTTTGGGAGAAACAGATAAAGATACGGCCTGTGGTTCGCTTTGATTGTCTTTATATATTTGAATTGTATGAACAGCAAAACATGACTGCAGAAATTGAATTGACCTTGAAAAGTAAGAAGAGAAAAGTCCGGATAATAGGCGTTTTATGGACAATTGTTGCAGGTCTGATTTTCTATTTCGTATACGGCTTTGCTAGAACAGGTGGTGTTCCGTCCTATGAGTTGACACTAGTTGTCGTTTTCCTATCAACAGTCGTTGTATTGGCAGTCACTGGGATCGCTTTAAAGTCTCCATTTCTGATCTGGCACAATTTTTGGATCTTTCCGTTCGGTATCCTAATTCCCATAGGATTAAATTGGATGACCCCCAGGTGGATATATAGCCAAGACGGAGTTGGCTTTGGTATTGGATTTTGGTTCTTATTGCTAGTTGTCTATTTCTCAGCATGCTTCCTTTCCACTCCCATAGTGAGATTGTGTACAGGATACGATGTGACACCTCAGTTTCAAGGAAAGACCTACAGTTACGTATTCCCATGTCAGATCAGTCAGGTACAATCGCGGCTGGAAGAACTTCTTTCTCACTTCGACATTTCGCTTGACGCATATTCGGTTAATAAGGACCAGCTAGTGTTCGGATTTATTAAGGAACCAAATCGCTTCCTGGTATATTGCCAAGGCAAGGACAAAGATCTAATTGAAGTTGATTTCGTTCCTTATGCCATGTCTGAAGACACCCTTGTCGAACCAATCAACGGAAAAGTGGAAACGTTTTTGGCAGCAATCGACGGGATTTTTAGGAAATGGAAAGAAGACATGAGGCTGGAGGTGACTTCTGATCATAATCCGAAATGGGTCAATCAAGCAAAGCGTCAGTTGATGACAAAATACACAACTCCAATTAAGTTTGGGATTACCTTCTCTCGTACCAAATCGTATTTGACCAAAATGACAGCAATCCCACGAACCTATCCTCACGCCTTTGAAATTGGTTTGGTTCTCTTGGGAGCAATAGTAGGAGCTATCGCCACGAAATTACTGAGTCCATAATCAAGATATTCTCCCTCTGCAGCAGGGCTGTTCCTCATGCCGATCCTTGAGGAGAAAGGAGAAGAGGAAGAAAAGTCGGATTGAGGAAAGTACTAGTCTAGGCTTGTGTTTTGATTTCGGTGGGTGGTCCTGTTTGTGGTGGGGTTCAGTTTGTTTTTTTTGCAATTATCCTGGCAAGAATCGATGCCATTTTCCAGATGTACCAGGTTAGAAAGCCATTTGCGAGCCACATTTCAACCATAGTGTAGGTCCAGCCTGCATAAACTGTCAAGAATCCGATCACCAGGCTGATTAGGACCGTGTAGATGAAGTTTTCAAGTTTGAAGTTCTCAGGACTTGTCTTGCTTAAGTATCCTGCGAGGCAGTTGAAGAACGCAATTACTAGGCCAATGGGTGTGGCGACTGCAAGAGCCCAGATACCGTGAATTACTTGGATCGGCAATTCTGGAGGGCTCATTTGAGTCGCCTTATCCTGAGCAAATACGGGAAAGAATGTCAGGATGCTTGCAAATACCAGGATAACTGCAAAGAATATTTTCTTCATTTTGTCGACTCACCTCCGTTAGCCGAGTTTGATTGGGATCTCTTCTGATCGACTAGAAGTTTCTGGTACTTGTGTGCGCGCAATTCTCCGTCCTTTGTGAAGCTGATTTATGTTCTGCACCTCTCTCAGCTTTTCAGGCCATCCGAGCTGTTTGAGTTCTTCGAGCATCCGGTAGGCTTCCAGAAAGTTTGCGTTAGCAGTTTTCAAAGTTCGATAGGCTTCTGGCGGGTCTATCTTGAGTTTTCGGGCGATTTTGTAGCCTGTGTCGCCCTGGAGCCTTAGCTTCAAAATCTGTAGCATTCTCGGAGTTATGCGCAAAGTAACCAGTCATTTCTTGGCGCTATTTGTTTTTAAACGTTATTAACATCTACTAACCATGGTTTCAAGCTATCAATAAGGTTCTTTTTCGAGTTGGGCCATTGTTTTTGTTTAGATAGTTATGAGTCCTGATCCGGTCGGCTGGCTTAGACGTAGGTTTGGAGCTGATACGTCGACAGACACGGTTGGGATTCGAGGGGCCGGCGCCTCGAGTCAGGCCGATTTTGGCGAGCCCATAAACGAGCAGGACCTGCTTTTTGCTGTACAACGTGAACCGGTGGCCTATCGCATCGTTTTTCAGGTCGCCCATGACATTTTTGATAACTGGTTCAAAGTTGAAGATACCGCAGAGAAGCCGGATCCGAATTTTGATAAGCAGGTGCAGACGGTTCTTGCACAGTTGAACGCGAAGAGCGTTTTCACCCAGATGGCCGTTTTTGAGCGTCTTTTCGGTTGGTCCATAATCGTTCAGGGTTACGCTGACCACGGGAAAACGTTGGAGGCTCCGGTTGAGAGCCCACAAGAGATCCGGGATATCGTTGCGTACGGTCCGTTACAGTTCAATGTTCAAAGCAGTGATGAGGAGAAGAAAGAGGAAAGCGAAAGATTTGGACTGCCAAATTTCTATACATTAGCGAGAACTGGAATTAATCAAGCTAAGGTTCATTTCTCGCGGGTCCTTCATTTCGCAACTCGGTTGTTGACTCATCCGTACAAGGGAATCTCAGTTTTGGAGCCCGTCTATGATGATTTGACTGTTTTGCGGAATGTTCGCTGGGGGCTCGGTCAAACTATATTTCGGTATGGGTCGGGTTTTCCAGATGTTGAGGTTCAAGGCGCAACAAAAAAGATGCTGGATGATCTCGAGGAGAGCCAGCAATTTAAGAGTCTCCAGTCTCGGACCTACTTTTTGCACAGTGAAAAAACGAAACTTGATTTCAAAGGGCTTGCTGGAAGGGCGTTGGATCCAGAGCCGTATTACCTGCCGATCATGGAGAATATCAGCGCAGGTTCAGGTCTGCCCTCGGCGATTTTACGTGGGGCTCAGGCTGGTGAGCTCACAGGTTCAGAAGTGAATGAGCGCGAGTATTTCAAACTTATTAGTGATGCCCAAAGCCGCTACGAGCCCGGTATAAGGGCTCTGATTGACGCGCTGGTCGCATGCGGGCAGGTAAAGACAAACGTCGAAGATTACAGAATTGTTTGGCTTGGCGGTTTTGAGGTTTCTGAGAAGGATAAGGCTCTTGTTGAGTTGAATCTTGCTCAGGCCCGGGAAAAGAAGCAGGGCTGGATGACGATCGACGAGATCCGGGCGGAACAGGGTCTCCAGCCGCTGCCAAAGGGAGAAGGAAAGGTTGTTTTAGGCATTAAGAAGGCCGAGCAGCAGTCCTCTTCGCCGTCGACTGGACCGGCAACTGGTATGAATGTTAGCACGGATGCTGATTGGTATGTCGTAAAGGTTCTGAATGAGCCTGGTACTGGCAAACGCTTGGAAAAGCCGAAAAGCTTTGAATGGAAAACCAGCGAGGAAGCGCAGTCCCATTATGGACGATTGCGGAAAAGCGGCTTGAAAGAGCACCAAATTCAGGTTCATGCCATATACGAGGGCGATCAATGCACAACTGAGGACGGAGGGGCGGGGCATTGGGTCACGTTGGAGGATGGTCGTCATGTCTGCTTACCGTGAAAAGATTTGTACAGTCATGAATGTAATGGAGGAAAAAGAAAAGTGAGGAAAATAGGAATAAGCCTAGCTGAAGTCGACGCATCAAAGATCGTTGAAGATTCAAACGAGTTTCTGGTGGTTCCGGCGATTATTGCGCGTGAAGGAGTTTTCCCATATCCGGAAGGGAAAGCGTTCAAACCTGCTGCTGAGCTTAAAGAGGCTGCTTGGACTGCGGAGGGCGCTTGGATTGTTGCTGAGAAGCATCCTGACACTGTTATCTTGACGGTTAGAGATGACATTAAGGGTAAGGTTGAGAACACAAAGTTCTGCGATAAAGTGAATGGGATCCTCGGAAATCTAAGGTTCTTCAAGGCTAAATGTGATGCGAAGTTTTTGGATGAAATCAAGACTGGCAAACGCAAAGACGTGAGCCTTGGCTTCTTCTATGACTTCGATGCGACTCCTGGCAAGTGGAAGGATCAAACCTACGATTTTGTTCAGAGAAAGATCCTGATTGATCATGTGGCCGCCGGCGTTCCTGTGGGACGGTGCCGTTCGCCGTACTGCGGTATAGCGGTAGATACGCTGATTCGTAAGGTTGCCTTGGATCCTGAAGAGACCGAGAACTATATTCACATTCCAGTCCGTGATGCAAGTGACTTTGTTGACGATAGTTTTCGGACGATCGACATTGACGCGGACAAGGGAATCAAAGCTGTAATTGGCAAGTTGAAAAGCGATCCGAAAGGTTCCACGCACGTTCAGAAGTATCTTTTCGACAAAGGCAAAGACTGGACTATGGAGAGAGCACAAGCCTGGGTTAAGGAGCATAAGAAGGCAGCTGATTCCGCTGACGGTTTAAGTGTTGAAGAGATCAAGGCGAAAATCACTCAATTGAACCAGGACCGGCAAAAGATAATTGACAAACTATACCCGAAGTCATCATTGACTGAGGAAGAACAGCAGAAACTTCGAAGTGACCTTGACTTTTTGGATGCGCAACTTAGGGCGTTTGAAAATGCCTTAGGTGAAAAGATTGCTGCTGGTGCTGATCAAGAAGGCGATCTTGAGAAAAGACGCCAAGAGGCTAAGCAACGGTGTGCAAGGACTTCAATCACCTTCAAAGAAGACAAGGGCCACTTGACGAAGCCTGAAGAATACGCGAATGTGCCTGAAGATGATTTTGCGGATCCTTGCAATTTCAATTATCCAATGGTTCCGGAGGATCGATTGCGTGCTGCATGGCAAAGGCTTCATCAGGAGGAGAATCGGGAGGCGGGCGGTTATTCTGAGGCTGAATGGACTTGGATGCAGAATCGTGTCAAAAAGCGGATGGAATCTAAGGGCATTGAAGTTCAGGCAGACGCTACACAGGAAATCGAACGGGCTAGGCGATTGCTTGAATCATAGTCACTCGACGGAAAGTGTGTGATAGAATTGCATCGGGATGATGGTGCTCGCGACCACGACAGCGCGTTAGAAGTAGCAAACTCGTGAGAGGAAAAAAGGAAAATGTCTAGTAAAGATGGTGGGTCTGGTGCGCAAGCCGGAGCAGCTGCTCCGGCACAAAATCCTACTGTTAACCCAACTGCGAAGATTAGCATTGATCAAGCGCTAGCTGAAAATGAGGCTCTGAAGAGAGAACTTCAGGAAAAGGGTAACACAATTGTTGAACTCACAAAGCAGTTGAAGGCTGCGAACGATGTTCTCGAGGCTCAGACGAAGGCAAAGTTGATCGGCGAGATTCTGCCGCGTAGCAGCTTCACGATCGAAGATCTATCCGCCAAGTCGGTTGAAGAGTTGCAACATATTCGCGTGACTTTGGACCAGGCTAAGTTGCCGACATACAAGAATGTTCGCTTTGGCAGTCCCTACGCGGGGGACGAAGGCCAGAGAGAGGACGGCTTGACTGTTGGCGACTTGAGCGTTGTGACTGAAGCGAAGCGTAAAGCTGGGAGGAGTTAAGTATGCCCCAGGGTATTGTTAAGCCGGTAAACCAGATTATTGCGTCTGGGAAGCCATTGATCGTGGAGATGGAAGTCGGGGCGACGGCAACTCCAGCGAAGATGCTGCCTGGTATTCTCGTAATCTTCGATACCGTGGACTGGAGTGTCAAAGAGGCAGGAGCCAAGGCCGACAATGTCGTCGGCTTCTTAGAAGTTGTGCCTGACAAAAAGAAAGCTGACGCCTTTGCAGTGGGCGACCAGGTGAAGGTCGTTATGACTGATTGCATTGCATTGTTGACTTTGTTGGCGGCTGAAAACGTTACACGTGGAGATCCATTAGTATCTGCTGCAGACGGCAAGGTTGCTAAGCAGGCTGTTGGTGCCATGGGTGGTCAGGGCAGCGTGATCGGTTGGGCTCAGGAATCTAGTAACGTGACTGTGGACGCCGAGATCCTTGTGCATTACCACAAGAACGCTGAGTCTGCTGCGGCAAGTTAAGGGTGATTTTGTATGAAGACTTTGAGACGTGTTGGCGTAGAAACGGGTCAACTGACTGATGAGGAACTCGTGTACATTGACACTCGGCTAATCGAAGCTGTGCGTCCCGCGTTGGTTGCTCGTCGACTGTTTCCGATTTTCAGGCTGCCGCATGCTGGTTTTACCAGTGTTAAAGCTTGGAAAGAGACGGATATGGGTCAAGCAACCATCGATATGCATGGCATAACACAAGTGAAGGACCGGATTCAGCTTGAAGCCATCCCCGTCAAGGTTCCGGTGATTCACAAGGAGTTTCTGTTGTATTGGAGAGATGTGATCGCAAGTCGCTATGGCGGGTTGCCGATAGAGACGAGGTCTGTGGAATGTGCTGGTGTGCAATGTGCTGAGGAAGAGGACAAGTGCATGTTATCTGGAGAGTACACTGGTTTCAGAGCATTAGGCATTGAGGGGCTTATGACCGCAACTGGCAGAAACACGAAGGCAAGTGCTGGAGCGTGGCCTGCAAATGCAATCACAGATGTTGCCGCCGCGATCGGAGAGCTTGAAACTGATAAGCATTACGGACCATATGCGTTGGTGGCGCGTACGAGTTGGATTGCAAAGTTGCGTGCGTTGATAGCGAACACTGGGATTTTCTATCTTGAAAAAGTTGCTGAACTCGTGAAAGCTGGTATCTTCGCTACGGATCAACTTTACACTAGCGGTGGATTGACCACGGGCGCGTTGATTGTTGAGCCTGGACAGCAGAATTTTGAGATGGTCGTCGGCCAAGACTTGACGACTTTCATGCAGCAGGACGAGGACATGAACATTAACGGCAAAGTTTACGAGGTTGTGGCGCCGCGCATCAATAGACCCACTTCCCTATGTGAAATAACAGGGCTAACTTAAGCGGCGCCAGGTTAGCTTTGCGCGAGTTCCCCTTTTTTGCTAGAGTTCGTTCCAACAAACTTGAAAGGAGGTATAAGGTGAAGTTTAAGATATTGCCGAAGGTTGACGGTTTCAGGGATGCGCAGGATGTGCATCATTTGCCAGGCGAGATTGTAGATCTGCCTGCAACGTATGAGGGTGAGTCTTGGCTTGAGCGCGTTGATAAGCCGAGTAAAGTTGGCGTTCCGCCTGCCAAGGTAGAGCCCATTGCGGAAGTGAAGCCTGAGGTCCCTTTAGAGCAGCCAAAAAAGTCGAGAAAGGCAAAGTGAAGGTACTCGTAGGTATTCCTAGTTTAAGCGATAATGATCGTTTTCGAGGTTATCGAGAGGATGTTCTGAATTGCGTGGAAAGGGCTCTTGTCGGTGTTGTTCACGAGGTTTTTGTTACTCCTCCGCAGGGTCAGCAGAGTTGGCCTGGTGTGGTTGACGCTTGTAATTTATTGATCGATAAATGCATCGGTGAAGGTTTTGATTATTTGTGGTTGGTTCAGGGTGACGTGGAAGTGCCCTTGGGCTCTTTTGAGAAGCTTTTCGGTTTGGATGTTGATGTGGCTCAGGGTGTTGTGCCTCGGCATGATGATCGGAACGGTTTGATCTGCGGCTTTCTCGACGAAAAGATGAAGGTTTGGTATTTACCTCAGAATGCGGTTGCAGGTTTGATTTTGTCGGGCTGGGTCTTCGCCGGTCTCAGTTGCACATTAATCAAGCGAAGGGTCCTTGAGGCTGGAATCCGCTTCAAGTATCAGCCTGGGCTCGGTGAGGATATCCTTTTCCTGTTCGATGTGCAAAGTCGAGGGTTTGTCGCGAAGGTTCATGGTGGTGTCTTGTGTGGGCATTTGCCTGAGTGGCCTCTTGTGCCTTACGAACCTGAACTCTTGGATGTTGGTTGTGGTCATCGAGCTAAGGGGGATGTGAATGTTGATTTGTTTGTTGAGGCTACAGCGCATAGGTGCGTGGATCAGCGGGTTAATGATGATGTGGCCTTGCATGTGCACGAAATCAAGAATTTTGTTAAGGCTGATGCATGTCATTTGCCTTTTCGAGATAGGGCTGTTAAGAAAAGTTATAGTTGGCATTTGATTGAGCATTTAGTTGATCCTGAACTGTTTTTGCGTGAGTTGATGCGTGTTTCTGAAGAGCAGATTGAGGTTAGGTGCCCGAATGGAGAATATTTGTCGTGTATGGGTAAGACTAAGCCTTTGCATTTGCATGATTTTTCTGTTGACTGGTTTAGCGAGAAGCTTAAGGGTTATCCGGATTGGGATTGGGCTCTTCGGTGGGATTACTCGCAAAGTGAGCCTTGGGAAATAGTTGTTACAGGTTGGAGGAGAGGTCCCACATGACTGAGGATCCAATTGAGGTTTTGAGGCGTAATAGAGCCCTATTGCAAGCTCACAAAGAAACTGAAGAAAGAGAGGAGTTACTGGAGAAGTTGCCTCAAGGCCATGGTTCAGGTTTAGATGCTGATACCGTTGACGGTATGCATGCTGCTGAAATAGTTCGCGGAGGTCAAAGCGCTGGAGGTGGCGGCGCTGGCGGAATGGCACAACATGGGAATGAATTTCATGATCCTGATTTTGCAACACAGTCGGACCTTGAGACGCTTGAACAAGACTTTTTTGGAATAATGCTTCCCCCAGAGGGGAAAACTATCACGAAAACAGAGTATACCTGGAATGAGGATGATGCTTTGGCCACTTTGAAGGCTTATGATGGCGATATTCTACTTTTCACATTGATGTATAGTTACAATGAGGATAAAACGTTGAAGGAGATTGTGCGGACAGATGCCTAACCACATCTCGAAGATCTCGCTAACCTGGAATGCAGATGTTACCTTGCAGACGCTCAAGGCGTATGAAGATGAGACGTTGAAATTCACTTTGACTTTCACGTGGTCAGCAGGCAAATTAGAATCGCAGACCAGGAGTTAAGCAGTTGCCAGTCGCTTACAATGTCACGAACAATGTCATAACCGTAACGGGGTACACAGAAGGGGCTCCATGCGGCTTTCTGGATCTCTGGAACGCGGATAAAGCGGGAACATTAAGTCTTCATGCGAGGACCGGGATCAGTGCAGTCGATCCAAGCCCTGTGAACTTGACAAGAAATCTTCGGCCTGCTGATGAGGTTTTGATGGGTGGTACAAAGCAGGATCTATACATAGTAGTTACGAACTGGACGAACATGACCGAGGCAACGATTCGAGTTATCGGCACAAACGAAAATGGTGGGGCACTAACTGAGGATATCGTTGTCAACGGCAACGGAACATACTATACAAGCAAACTTTTCAAAACATTGACGCAGAGCCAGGTTACGGCCTTGACCAAATCTGATAGTGGCAGTTTCAGTTATGAAGTCATGCAGGGTCAATGGGGTGTCGTCTGGAAAACTGGCACAACTATGTATCGATTTGATTGTAAATTGCAGATTGGCGATGGAATTACCGCTACGTTCTTTAAAGATGTAAGTAAACTTGTGGTCTGGGAACAAGCAGCCGATGCGTGGACATGTATAAAAGCTAAGGCAAATGCAACGGTCACATTTGGAAATTTGGTGAATGAAGGTCGAAAATCGACAGATCAGGGTGTACAGTTTATTTTCAAGTTCGGTTGGGGATATGCCTATTTTGATGCTGACGCAAACGCAACAGTTTATCTGTATTCTTGCGGCATGATTGGTGTTGGCTGCATTCCAAGGATAAATGGTGCAGGGATTAAACGGATTTGGAATTTTGAAGCTGGAACAACTAGACTTTCATCGCTTCCGTCTTCTGGTAACTTGTATAATGTTTATCTGGGCAAGGTACAAGGTGAAATTGCCCTTTCCCTACCGGCTGGAACGATTGACAAGTTGTTTGTTCGAGATGCAGCCTATGCTATGTACTTATGTGCAAATCTCACCATTTCCAACTTGGATTCAAAGGGATGCACCACTTTTATTTATGCTGAAGGAGCAAGTCTTTACAAAATCTATTTAGTTAACCCCGACGTGGATTCATGGACATTTCAGTGGACAGCAGGCACGGACACAGTAGTTTACCGCCAATATACGTTTGATTTGAAGGTTACAGACAAAGACAACAATCCCATTGACACTGCCACGGTGACGCTCACAGACAAGGACGGAAATCTCATCTTCAGCGTAAATACTAATGCAACCGGCGATATTGTGACGCAAACTGTGTCGCGGGGCTATTATAATCAGCCTCATGGAAATATTCTACAAGATTATGGTCCGCACACTTTGACTATTGAAAAAGCTGGTTATCAGACGTATGTCAAAAAGTTCGTTCTAGGTGCTAAGGTGACTTGGGAGACTAAGCTTGCACATGCAAACAGTATATTGTTCAGCCAGGGACGACCAATTATTAACGTCAAGCCGTCAGATCCTGAGAATAAGAGTGTGGTTGTTCTGTAATGGTGAAGAAAGAGAAGGAGTCTGAAAGTGAGTTTGAGAGGCCGCCGAATAGTAAGATCAAAATTACGGTTACGATTGATGATAAGTTGCTAAATCAGATGAAGAACATTCATCTTGATGAAGTGAAGGCCGCTGAGGAGGCTGACCGTGTTCCTCCGGACTGGAGCAATACCGTTGAGATGCTTCTGCGCAAAGGTGTAAAAACGTACAGAACTAACCCTGTTTCTGTACGATAACGTCGTATCTTATCGTATTTTGTTGAATTAGCCTTAATAGGGCTCTTTTCCGAGTTTTACTCATTAGTTGTTTCGGAGCCAAGGTTTTGGTTGCTGTATTGCCGAGCGAAGTCCGCGAGAGAATCAACGTTTCTGCAACTGAAGCGCCTGACGACGTCGTCAATCGCTTTATTACTGCAGGGGCCGTGACCGTTGAAACTGAAATCGGTTCGACCGTTGACCCTGCAGACTGCACAGAAGCTGAGGCTGAAGCAATCCGCAATCTTGCTGCAATCTACTGTGCGTGCAGAATAACTGGGGGCTCTGCTCAGGGCCTGAGCTTTCGTGTCGGCGATCTGGCGGTCAACGAATCAAGTAGCAATTCACCTTCAGGTTTGGGCAGTGGCAACTTACAGTTTCTGCTGAATCAGGCTGTGGCGATTATCGATAGCCTCAAGGGTGCTGATTTCAGGGCGGTGAGCGCCTAACCATGGCAACCGTTCCTGAATCATACTACGAGTTTGTGATGCATTACGCTCCCTACTTTTATGTCATCCCAACATCGATAACCGTAGATGCGGCTACTGGCCAGAAAAATGTGACCGTTGCCGATGGCACAAAGTTTCAAGCAGGTTTTCCAGTCGAGATCAAGGATGACGCGCATGCTGAATGGAACGAGGTCGATAGCGTCGCTGGCAACGTTGTGACCATGAAAACTAACCTAGCTAATACATATTACGTCAGCAAAAGCGGTAAGGTTGAAGGGCCAGATCCTGCGTTTATGCGTGGCGCCTTTCCAGCTGCTTTCGCAATCGAATTTCTCTATGAAGCTTATTCAGCGACTCAATTTGTCTCTAGGCAGGCCGAGATCCTGGCAAAGATTGTTAGTCTTGCGGACTGGCTTCTTACACAACAATGTGTGGACCCAGCCAAGAAGGCTTATGGAGGCTTCAAAAACCGTGAATCTTCCACAGAATATTGGAGTGTGGACGCAGGCCGGGGTATCCCCGCACTTCTCAAAGCCTATGAATTGATATCTGACACTGATTACTTAAATGCTGCAAAGCTTGCCGGCTCCACTTTCCTGTATAACATGCAACATGACCCAGAACTTCTAGGTGTCCATGACAAATATTATGGCGGTTTTGCAAGGTACGTGAACCTTGACAATTCCTTCAGCCAAGTTATGCTGATTGAAGACCTTTACGATTTTATCGGGTTGAAGATGCTTTGCGACGCAGATCCCGACAACGAAAGCAAGTACCAGAGTATGATGAGTGACGCAATTTCTTTCCTGCGTACTGGCTTCGAGGATTTGTATTTGTGGTTTGATCCTAAGCCCACTGGTGACGGGAAATGGTACCGGGTCGGTATTAATGAGACGGAGATCTATGATGATCCATTTAGCTTTGCCTTGTTGGGCCTCTTCGAATATGAAGCTTGGAGCCTAACCTGCCAAAAGGTCTACAACTTTCTCCAGAGTATCAGACCTTCGGGTCAATATCCTGGCTACGATCCGAGTATTTGTTGGCCTGGATATATGGATGTCATAAGTCGTTTTGCTGCATGTGCTTACTACGATGCTCTAACAAGCGGAATCTTGGGGGATATCCGAAAAGACTGGGACAAGCCCGCCTACAAATTCAGCATGCTCATCATTGAGAAGTATCAGAATGAATTTCTGTTCTGGGGACCGAAGTTCGTTGATTATACCCCAATTATCGCGCAGAAGGCTATGGCAAACGTCACATGGCTCGGTCGCCTTTTCTTGAACTATGAAGAACCCTTAACGTCCTTCACGCGCATTCTCAATAGTCACGGCGAAACTCTGCAGCTGTACCCGATTAGGGAAGCGGTTGAAACTATAAGTTATGGCGAACCCTTGGACGTTTTGGGCACAGTTTCAGCCCTGAGAGCTGAGGAAATCATCCTTGAACCCGGCTATTTCTTGGCAGACTACCTGGCTTTCTACACATTTCTCCCAGTTCGCCAACATGACAAAATCCGTAGGAAAGGCGAAGACTACGAATTGCAGACTGTGCAGCCTTTCACATTCCAGAATCAGACGATTTACTTTAAGTCGATCGGCCGGAGGTTGGTGGCAACATGAGCGCCCTCGAGGATCCTGTTACCACGATCGCTCGTTTGATCAGAAAAAACATCAGCATAATCAAAGATGGCGGGGCCTACGCCAGCATTTTGCTGACAACCAGCACTTATGATCGTGAGTTTTTGAGGGAAAATGATGGCCAAATAACCGTAAGTCTTGAACAAAGCATTGATCAAAAACTTGAGTTGGCCGGTCGATTGAGACGTAGATCGTTAAGGCTTAAATGTAATGTCTATACGGTTGACAAGACTGTCCCGGGTTCTGATCCCGGTCAGGTTATGCGGGACAAGATTATTGCACAGATCAATAAGATCATTCGGGAAAACCGGAACCTGCCAAACCAGGCCAGCTACAACTTTTTGGGCTTAGGTTATCCGTCTGGAGATCCTCACAAAGCGTTTCAAGTGGGCTCTGTAACGGAGATTGCGCCAGGGGACGTCTCTTGGACTGAACTCACAAACTTGGAATATGTGAAAATCTGGCGTAGTGATGATGATCGATACTCGAAAAGTCGCAGCGTGAACAATGAGTATGCAATGATGCTTTTCCGTTTCAAAATCGACTCGCGCGAAGATGTTGTCAAGCGGCTGGTTCTGTCTTTCGAGGGATATGGCACTTCCCCCGGGGGAAATGGCATCACAATTAAGGTCTGGAATCATGTTGCGGGAGAGTGGCAGCAAGCCCAGACTGGAACTGGCGCCGGAGACGAAACCATAACTGTCACAGTCTCCGCGAATTGTGCTGACTTTCTCGATTCAAACGGTTATGTTTGGCTTCTGGCAAGAACCACGAACCCAAGCAATGGCGCCGTACCTGCAGTTTTGTATTGCGATTTTGTTGAGTGCACGGTTCAGGTTAATGGGCTCGCATTTTGCGATGTGGTGGGTTATCGAAACATCCCAATCAATCCGGACGTCAAGCCCTACATCTACCAGACCGAGTTCACGCTCAAAGGATGGCTTTTCGAGTCAATTTCAGGAGCGTTCTAAGTTCATGGTCATTGAAAAAATGACAAAAATAGGAGGAAAGATAGAAAATGGTTGAGACGTATGGAAGTGAGGAACAGCGGTTTTATTACGTGACTGAAACAGTGTTCGGCACGACACCTGAGACTCCTGGCATGACAAGTGCCCCGGCAGACTTGATTGACCCGGGAATAGATCCTGGGAACATTAAGCTCCGCGGTGCGGGAAGCTATGACTTTCAAGTGATCAAAAAGGGGCTTAGACAAGTAGCCTGCAAAGTTGCTTATCCATTGCCATCTACATCACCGATTGATCTTCTGCAGTGGTGCAAGATCGATGAGAACAAGAGCCTCAGCGTCGAATGCATTTACTACAAGGGCGTTTTTGCATCAGCTACTGACATCATTAGCCTGCTTTTCAAGGGAATGAGAATCAACAAAGCAACAGTAGAGTGCAGCATCGAAGATGTTATACGGGCCGCCCTAGAGCTGGAGGGGCAGGACGTAACCGTTGGAACTGCGAAGATTTCTGGGGCCACATACACGGACCACACTGGGGCAGTTGCTTTCAACGAGACGTACGTAAAGAAGGGCGCTGCGACCTTGGATCGTGTCAGCGCATGGAAATTCAATGTGGAAAACAATGTCAAGCGGGTTCCAGTAATAAGAACTACAAATGGATATCTAGCAAAGTACGTGACTTTCAGACATCGGGTTTTGACTGGAGAAATAACGTTCGAGTTTGAAGACAAAGAAGAGGCTGATGAAGCTCTTGCGGATACAGAGTTTGCGTTGGAGTTCGGCCTTGGAGACACTAAGAAGGCTACACTCTCAGCTTGTAAGTGGGACAATGTCAGCATTCCAAGCCGCATGGAAGACCTTCTCTCTCTGAAAGCTGCGTTCACGGCCAAAGGACCGCTGGCCATTGCGTGAGGGATTGACATGGAGTTGGAGCGGAGAAAACTTGGCGCCATTGTCGCTTTATGCATCATCGCTGGCCTTCTAGTCGGGTCGATTGCGACTTATGCAGCCTTGCAGTGGCCCTACAAAATCACGGCAACCGTCACAATCAAATCCTTAGGCGTTACCGTGTACGCGGACGCGGCCTGCACTACACCGCTTGTGACCATAGACTGGGGCATGATGGAACCAGGCCAAACCAAGAATCAGTTAGCCTATATCAAAAACGAGAGCAACGTTCCGGTGACCATGAGTATGTATGTTGACAATTGGAACCCAATAAATGCGAAAGACTTCATGGCGCTAACTTGGAGCTATGATGGCAGGCAAATTCCAGTCGATGGGAGCATACCGGTAGATTTCACGCTGAGCATAGATGCATCGATCTCCGGCATCAGAAACTTCAGTTTCGAGATCTGGGTCGTTGGGAGTGGATAAGATGCAAGTCAGACTGTTTGGAGATCTGGGAAAGCGCCTTTCAGAGCTACCGAAACAGATACAGAAAATCGTACTTCAGGACCTGGAGACTGCGGCGGCAAATCGTCTTAGTATCATGGAGAGGGCCAAGGATTGAAGACTGAAACTTTGGATCTTGATGAGCGTTTCGGCAAAGAATACGCAGGGCACTACATGTTCGGCGAGATCACTTGGGCAAGGCGCAACCGCATAATCCAAAAACACACAAAATACAGCAAGATTTCTGGGCAAGTTGAGAGTACTGATTTCACTGCAATCCAAGCTGAAACGATCTGGGCAAGCCTGAAACAGCAACCGGAGAGTAGACCGATAAGTCCTGAAAAGCTCGTCGGTGAAGATGAAGGGATTCCAATCGAGGTTGGTGAACTGTTCTCGAAGATTGTCAATAAACTTAATGCTGTTTCTCATGAGGACCTGCGTTTTTTGTTAGAGCAATTAAGCGAGGAAAGCCGCATCCAACTCTTTCAGAGTTTCGGCTTTGCAAAGAGTTCGGGTGGACAGTGCTGCAACTCAGAAAGCAGCCAGCCAAAACAGTCGAGCAATTCCTAGTGATCCTGAACCAGATGGATAAAATGACGGAAGAGGAAGTCGAAAAAGCGAAGCGTGAGGCGAAGATGCGTGGCCGTTGAAGTTTCCTGTGATGTCCGAGGGATTCGAGAGTTTCAGGCAACCATGCGCACCTTTCAGAATGCAATCCAAACCTATGTGCACAGACAACTTGTCAGCTGGGCTGCTGACGTCAAAGCTGAAGCGATGCGTCGCGCTCCGGTGAAAACGGGCCGTCTGCGAACCTCTATTTATGCAGTGGTCAGGGATTGGGTCGTTAATATCGGAGCTGAGGCTACATATGCCTTGTTTGTTGAAGTTGGCACGCGGTACATACGGGCTAGACCGTACTTGTGGCCCTCAATTCAACAGTATCTTCCGCAACTTGAACAGATAGTCAAAGAGGCAATTGATACAGCGAAGGCGGAGGCTGGATTCCGCTGAGTTTCAGTGATTTTAGCATTTCAATCATCGCGCAGAACTTGGCAAGTGCTGAGTTCAACAAAGTGGCTGCTGACGCTGGCGCCATGGCTGCTCAGGTTTCAAGTCAACGCATGGCCATCCGAGCGGAAAACTTTGCGAGCCCGGAGCTCCACCGCGTGGCTGAAGATGCTGCAAGCGTAAAGGCTGAAGTTGAAGGTTCGCCGATAAGTCTTAGTTTCGGCCCGATTGATGTTCCAACTATTCCGCCTATCGAGTTTCCGCTGATCGAAGCGCCCATTATTCCGCCAATCGATGTTTCAAGTTTTGAGGATGCTAAGGTTACGTTCGGCGCGGTGGGAGTTGCAGCGTTGGAAATGGGTGAGAACGTTGAGGCTTCTGGATCTGGTTTTGCAGAATTAGGGAAGCAGGCAGCCTCAACCACTGTTAGCCTAACTGCAGTCGCAAGATCCTTCACAGCTGTCACGGCTCTCGGGTCTGGAGTGATAAGCTTGGCAGGAGATTTCGGGATGGTCGATAAGGAAAGCGCAAAATGGGCTAGAACGATTTTGGCTGTCATCACCGTAATCTCTGCGATGATTCGGTTGAAATCGTACCTGACGGTAGTCACGACTGGCCACACTGCCTCCATTGCGATCAATACAACAGCTGAAACTGCAAATGCGAGCGCGAGTATCGTCACATCTGTAGCGCATAAGATTAAGGCTGCTGCGACTTGGCTTGCCGTTGCTGCTCAAAATGCCCTTAACATCAGTCACGCCACATTTCTTGCCTTGACAGGTGTCGGAATCGGAGTGATCATTGGCGCCGCGGCTGCTATGGCGTATTTTGCGTCGCAAATGAACGCTGCCACAAGCGGCATCAAAAACTTCAACGCTGCAGCAGCTGAAACGCCAACAAGAGGTCGCGGCATTCAGAGATCCGGTGAAGAAAGCATGTACCGCCGAGGAGTTGAATAACCTGCTCTTACTCGACATCTTAAGAGCCCTCATTTTCGCGGTCCTCTATGGCTTCATGGAAAACCGAGTATTCTTCGAGGCTGACATGGATTATGCGATTTTGAAGCATTTCAAACTGTATCACTTGTGCATGTTTGGGCTTTTTGCAGTCGTGAGTTTCAGCTTGTGTCCTGTAACTTGGATTTTCGGACTGGTGATGATGCCTCTTGTGCAAGATGCAAGCTGGTTCGTTTTCGAGGGCAGGTGGCCTAGGCAGGACGATTGGGTAAATTGGGGAGGCTTGCCGCTGATCCTTGGCTTGCCACTCGTCTACTGGATCCTGGGCTCTGTCTTGGCTGTTTTGGCGGTGATTTTTCTTTGAGTGTAGAGATTCCCAAATGTGCCATTGTCTTCGGCGCTGTGACTCCGCCCCAAGGAGATGTTTTCGATCTTCGAGTCCACTTAGGCTGCACGAAAGAGGTCAGCAGCTTCGAGTTGACCCTGCAGAATTGGGACAAGAAGTACAGTCCAGGCGGGACCACGCCTATCAACGTTGGAATGGATGGCCACATTGATATAGGCAGGGGCTCGAATGTTCCGCAGATCATCACGTGCCGAGTGGAAAGCATAAAATGCGAGTCTCCAAACCCTCAAGAGCACTATATCGTTGTCAGCGGTCGATGTTGGGGAGAGAAACTGTTTCGCCGGGTCGTTACGAAGAAGTACACTAATCAGAAGGGCGAGGCGATCGTCAAGGATTTAATCGATAATTACGTCGGCCTGAGTCACACTAGGGATGGCGCGGAACTTGTCCAAGACACAGATACTACGTTCACAAGCCTCGAGTATGAGGATACGCCTGTTTGGGATATCTTGAAGTACATCGCTGAAAGTTCTGATAGTGCTGGTATTATCGGTTTTGATTTTTTCGTGGCGCCAGACGGCAAATTTGAGTTTTTCGTGAAGAATAGCCGTAGTTCGCTTGTTGACTTGACGGATAAGATCGAAGTTAGCGACTATCGGAAGGACATTCACCGGGTCCGAAACAAGATCATGATCTATGGCCTTGCGGACAAAAGTGTGCCCTTAGACAAGGATGCCTGGACTGAAAGCGTCACACCTGAAGATGGCGTTTGGAGTTCAGTTGGCGGTGAAACGCCGACGTTTGACACTTCCACGAAGGTGAAGGGTACTGGAAGCATTAAGGTTCATGGTGTTCAGGCCTACTACGAGGGCGGGATTTTCACACTCAATGCTGGAAAAGAAGTCAATGCAAATCTACATCCTATCTTGAGTTCCTTTGCAGCCCTCCAGAAAGCTTTCCGCGGTGACGTGGACGTAAGTCTCTGGGATACCGCGAACAAGACTGTCTGGAAGCACATTAATATTGCACCTGGTGAATGGCGCAAAACAGACCTTAAAGTCGGCCTTGCATATGAGGGCGATTGGGACGTTGATCCCGGGTTTGACTGGACTCAGATTAAGAAGGTACGTATCGATTGCTGGTTTAGCGGTGTCGGAACGGGCGATTTCTGGATTGATGCATTGTATTTTGGGGGGCGCAGATATGCAGCGGTCCGCGAAGATGTTGGAAGCCAGAATGCGTATGGCCTTCGAGAGTTGACCGAAACAGACGAAGAACTAGTTTCAGATAATGAATGTGACCTAAGAGCCAAGGCTCTGCTTGATTATTTCAAAAATCCTGCTGAATATTTGACGGTCCGTAGTACGGTAATTGACTACGGTCTTACGCCATCCTTGCCGGGGGACAAGATTCATGTCGAGTTGCCAAATGAGAACGTTGATTCGGATTTTCGCATCGAAAGTATAGAGTACCATGTGGACCCAAAGGTCCAAACTCTTGAAGTAGTTTATGAGCTTGGCAAGGTCCCGCCCCAACTTGCAGATTATTTATACGGGCTACGAGCAACGACTGTTACAGTTGAAAAGCTTGCCAGAACAAAGCTTGGGAAGAGAGGCATTCCAACTGTTAATTATGGCGGAGGCATGGGTTCACATCACGCCGGACACGAAACAGGCGATGAGACAGGAGCCCAGTGGCCAAGCGAGGATGAGGGTGGCTGGGACAAGATCACTGGCTGGGTTGCTCCGAAATTTCTCGGTCCTTTCGATGATACAGCTGCAATCTTGAAGTTCCGCACCAAGAATAAAGCAGGATCTGTCGGGCTTGATCACCATTTTGAACCGACCGATAATGAGCATGGAATTTTCGGCAGCGAGAATTTTCACTGGAAAGAAACACACAGTCTCTATGGGTTTTTCTATAATAGTTTGAGGCTGAAAACTCAAGGTGAAGCGAATGTCAAAGCCTTGCTGGATCTTGTTTCGTTGCAGTTTGGGCCAGGGGGAGCGTCGGCTCCGGACACTTACCTTAAGCGCGTAGCAGCGGGCTTTATTGAATTGAATGATCATTTGGTCCCGCCAGGCGATGGTCTCGGGTATATTGGGACGGATCTTGACCGTTGGAAAGAGATCCACGCGGTCGACCTATTCGGGGAGACGCTTAATGTTGCCGACTATTTAGTAATTACGTCTAGCCGTGTTTTGCAGAATGTCACAGCAAACGCTGAGATAATCACAAGCGGACAGTTTCCCTTGGCCCGTATGCCTCGAGGCGATGCTGGAAAATACATCAGAGGCTATGGGGCCGGTTTTGATCCTATGTACGCGGCCATTCCAGTCGACGATATTCCAGGCCTACCCGCTTCAAAGATCACCAGTGGGAGATTTGGATTTGCAAGGCTTCCCGAGGGAACATCGGGCTATGTTTTGGAAGCTGAGGGCGCCGGGTTTGATCCCATGTATGTCAATCCGAATGGACGTTACACGCCGGCAGGCCACAATCACGCAGCGGGCAACATAACAAGTGGTGTGCTTGACGAAGCACGGTGCCCAAATGTGTATTCTGGGCAGATAACCTTTAACGGCGGCATAGTTACGAATAGCGTCAATTGCCTTAATTTCCAAGCAACTGATCTCTTGTTCGAGAATGACTTTAGAATAACAGAGGCTGAAAAGCTCGGCTTTCCGAAGGGCTTAGCGTTTCTTAATCCGAAAGGAAAGATTCTGATGTTTCTCGATAGCGCTGGAAATGTTGAGATTTTTGGGAAGATGAAGCAGCAGTCTTCGAGACTCAAAACGTTGTGGCAGAAAATGAAGAGGAGATTTGATTTTGCACGGTAAGAATTTGAGAAAACAACTTGAGGGGCTCGCTCCTGGAGACTTAGTGTCTGTCGACTGGTGCGACGCAAGCGTCGGGAAGAGCTTAGGCAGCGGTGTTGCTGTCGATGTCCCAGTGAAGAGCTGGGGTATTTTCATCGGTGTTCTCGGCGAGAAAAGCAAGCATATCATCATCGCCCAGAACAGTTTCCGCTATTCTGATGGCTTATTCGACATCGACTATACTGCCATTCCCCTATCCTGGACAGCCAAGATTACGTTAGTTGCTAAGGGCCACATCGAGCCCAAGATCGCCACGAGCCTTGTGAATAGCTTTTTGATGGGCGGTCGCCGGGTTTTCCATGAACGCAAGATTCAACAGCAGTCGGTGAAAAATCATGCCGGACTTCATTAAACGGGCACTTGCTAGGAAGATTCGCCACAAAGGCCGTGGAAAGGAGCAGATAATTATCGTGCAGGCTAACGAGAAACTTGTTTACGTTGTGAAATTTGCGATCAGCATGACCGCCTGTCTTTCCGCCCTTGAAATTGCGCATATGGCGTTTATGCATGCTTGGAACAGTGAGATCTTCGCCGCAATCACAGGCTTAAGCGGTACAGTCATGGGTATTTTCGTAGGCCAGAAGGCAAGTTAAGATGGTTAGCAACTATGAGCTTTCCAGAGGTCTTCAGGAAATTATCGGGAGACTGCAGGTCCTCGAAGCGAAAATTGACATAATACCTAGCATCATGAGTAAAGCTTTGATCGCGGAGATCAAAGCTTTGAGTTTTAAGGCTGTGGATCTCATGCCATCTTTGATTACGTTAAGTATTGCGGAACACAGAACATTGGAAGTCTTGAAAGGTTTGAGGGAGCCGGTCACAGCTGATGAAGTTGCGCTAATAACTCATCGTGCGCGCGCTGTCGAGAGCATGTACCTGAATGGGCTTCACCGCCGGGGAATGGTTCTGAAGGAAAGAAGAGGACGCAAGGCATTCTTCATTTTGAAGGAGGAATACCATGCCAAAGGGTAAGCCTTGGACAGTTGACGAGGAGAAGCGACTCCGTAGGTTTCTTGAGGCTAAGGATCCTCTTGACGTCATTGCTGCTAAGCTGAAAAAGAGCCCAGAGGCGGTTCGAAAAAAGATTGAAAGACTTGGGTTAGAAGTAGTTGACCCTAAGGCCTATAGGACGACTACTTTAGAGATTCCGAAAGAATTGCCAACCGTGGAGGAGGCTCTGAAGATCTTGGCTGGCGCCTTGAAAGCCGCCACTCATCCCGGCCTTGACAAGGTTGAGGTCCAGAGACTTCAAACAGTCGCCACACTTGCAAGAACCTACAAGGATCTCTTCTCCGATTATGTTGACTACCGAGGCATTGAAAGAGAACTTATCGAGTTGAGAGCAAAGTATGAAGACCTTGTCAAAAAAACCCAGAACCCTGCGCCCAGAAAAGATTTTTCTTGAACGCTCTAAAATCAAGGCTGACGAGGCGCTTGTAGAGAAAATTCGTGAAGAAAAGGCAACCAGACTTAGCAGGGATCCGGTTGAATTTTTCCGCCAAGTAGTGGGATTTGAACCCACCTCCTACCAAAAGGACTTCATCAAGTTGTTTGTGGAGAACCAGTTCACGGCTGGTCGGTGGTGTCGTCAGAGCGGAAAAAGCTGGATAATGGCTGCACTGCTTTTGTGGTATGCTCTTACGCATCCGGACTGTTACATTGCACTCGTAGGCCCGAGTTGGCGACAAACGAAGCTGAACATTAGACGGATTAGCTATTTTCTGCGTCGACTGCCGCCGACTATGTATCTTAAGCCTCAAAGAACCCGCCTTGCCTTTCCAAATGGGGCTATTATTGAAGCTTTTCCCAACAATCCTGACACTATTCGAGGGCCTACTCTTCACGTGGTTTGGTGGGATGAAACGAATTTTACTCCTAACGACGTAGACCTTTATGATAGTATCCTCTTCACGTTGGGAACCACAGACGGCAAACTTGCGTGCACAAGTACTCCCTGGAATACGGATAGCTTGTTTTGGAAGATGTGTAATCACAAGGATTTCTCGGATTTTGCAAGGCTCCATGTGACTTGGGAGCAGGCTCTCGAACCCAACGGACCACTCAAAAGGGGCATTTTGGAGAAGATTCGGAAGCAGTTTGGGGAGGATCCTGCACGTTGGCGCCGGGAAATGGAGGCGGAATGGGCTGAGGACGAGAACGTCTGGTTGCCGCAGAGCCTTATTGTTTCATGTATTGGCACCGTGAAAAATTGCGGTGAGGATCTGCAGCCGTTTGATCCTGAAAGGATGTGTGATGGCGAGTTTTTCGGTGGTTTAGATTTGGCGCAGGTTCGGGATTACTGTGTTTTCAGCGTTACTGAAAGAGTGAATGATAGGCTTTTCCTTCGTCATTTGAAGATTTTCCAGCAGCCTACAAAGTATGCTCATGTTTTAGGTTATGTGAAGACGTTGCAGGATCGTTGGGGAGGCTTTACTAAGATTCGTGTTGATTTCACGAAAGAGGGTCCGAGCATAATAAGTGACATGGATAACGCTGGCATCAGAAGCGCCGAGGGCGTCAACTTCAGTGTTCCTCGTAAGAGTGAGATGGCTAATTTGCTTAAGCAAAGGATGAATGATCAGAGGTTCTTCTTTCCGTTGATCACATGGGAGAAGCCGTACCGGAGCGACATCTGTAGCGAACTCAATGTGGAGCGTTATGAGTTGCGCAAGGATGGCGCCATGGCGTTAAGTCATCCCAATGGTACACATGATGATGTGTTTTGGAGCATTGCCCTAGCGGTTTATGGCACAGTGGAAATGAAGGCAGTCGACTTGGAGAGTCTTCGGTTTGGGTAAACTTGTTCGAATCCGAAAGAAATTGGCTAAACGCAAGGTTACCGGCGTTGGAAGGTAGGTGCGGTCGCACTTATTACTTATTTCATTTTTACTTATCTCTCTCTAAGATCAAATTGTGTCGGTCGAGCGGTGCAATTTTAAGCTCACAAAGTAAATTTCCAATGGAGCCCTAGCGAATCGTGAGAAGGCGCAGAGAGTTTTTCCGGATTTCCAAGTTTCGGCGAACGTATGACAGGACTCAGAATAAGTTTTTGGTAAACATTGCTTATGAGACTGCTGCGAAGCTGACGCCTCGGAGTATTGCAGTGGCCGAAGCTTTTGGTCTAGGGATAGACGAACAACATAAATTCGTGATCTATGACAATGTAGAATTAAAAATAGGCCGTAATGATATTGTCCTGATCACTGGGGACTCAGGCAGCGGAAAAAGTGTCCTTTTGCGAGCCCTCCTAGAAGACCTCGGAACGGATGCTGTTGATGTGTCGACTTGCCACGTGGCAACTAAGAGACCGTTAATCGAGACTGTTGGGAAAACGGTTGAAGAGGGTCTTGATGTTCTCTCCAGGGTTGGGCTTAATGATGCTTTCTTGTTCCTGCGTAGTTACAATCAGCTTTCAGATGGCCAGCGTTACCGTTACCGGATTGCGAAGCTGATGGAAAGTAAGGCTCAGTTTTGGGTTATGGATGAGTTTGCGGCTACCTTGGACCGTGACACGGCTAAGATTGTGGCTTTTAATGTGCAGAAATTTGCTAGGTTCTTGGGAAAAGGTGTGATCGTTGCCACAACTCACATGGATCTGTTTGAGGACCTGAAGCCAAGTGTGCATGTTCACAAGCGTTTCGGCAAGGAGATAACGGTAAACTACTTTCCAAACGAGCCCGCTGCCGAGTGCAGTTTGGTCAAGGAAATGGAAATCAAGCCCGGAATCCTTGACGATTGGCGGAAATTAAGCGGGTTTCACTACCGCAGTCACAAGGCTGGTCCTACGAGAGAAATATTCTGTCTGAGGCGGCGCGGCGAATTGTGTGGTGTGATTCTCTACAATTATCCGCCTCCGAGCTGTTACGGGCGAAACTTGGTTTTGCCGAAAATGACCATGCAAGAATTGAACAAGAACCTCAGCATCATCAGTCGAATAGTGATCCATCCAAAATATCGGAGCATAAGCTTAGGAGCCAAGTTGATCCGCGAAACTTTGCCTCGAGCAGGAACGCGCTACATTGAAATAGTTGCAGTCATGGCTAAGTATAATCCGTTTGCGGAGCGAGCAGGAATGACAAGGGTGATCTTCCAGACTCCAGGAAAACAGGCCTTGAAAATTTCTGACCAGCTCGAGCAACTCAGATTTAATCCTAAACTTTTCGGAAGCCAGAACTACGTCATGGGCCGACTTGGGAAGCTAAGTCCAAAACAGTTGGGCCTAGTGAAGGATGCGTTCATTAAAAATCATCACCCAAGACTGAGCAAGGAAGTTGTCCCTTCCAGGAACAAGATGCCTTTCGGCACGATATCAGCATATACGAAAGGGATTCAAGAAGCGGATCTTTCTAAACTTGCGAAGCTGATCAGGGTAGTCGGGATGCTTCTGCAGGTAAAAGCTTATCTATTCTGGTCCAAGAATGGAGGTAGGGAACTCTAGATGGAACTTCAAGAGATGCAGAATGAAGTTGACCGATTCTTCAACTCCCTAAACGTTGACACTTTGGGTGTAGTTGTCTGTGACGATCAGAGAGAGATAGCCACGGCATTGGGTTTGTATGCCAGGGGCACTGTCCCAATTCTGAATTTACCAGTGAATGCAGCTTTCGGATTCGTTTATCTGGATGTAAACTACTTGAACAGAGAACTGACGAGCGAACAGCAGAGATTTATTTTGGCACATGAAGTCTCGCATATATATTTGAATCATGTGATACCGAAGGCTATTGCCAAATTGTTTGATGAGCTGCTGAAACGTTATGACCGAGATCTGCACACGGTTTTGGATATCGTTAGATTATTCTTGTATCTATTGGGAGTGCCCCCGCCGCTGGTTGCCCTTACGAAGGACCAAGAACTTGCAGCCGACATTATGGCGATCTCATTGACTGGTAACGAAAGTGCAGCAAAGGATTGTTTGACTAGACTCGTTGGTGGTGATTTGGACCGCCGTTCACACAAATGGGAAGCGCTGGGCGTCCAAATGCCAGTAATGACCATGAGAGAACGACTGCAGGAAATCCAGAGAAGAATAGGCGAGACGCGCCGATATCGTCTCATGGCTCCTAGGTAAGGTCTTTTGCGCTTCAAGCGGGCCCATACTTATGCTTACCTTTTCTGGTAGCGCCCACAAGACGAAACTCGTAAGCCATCACTATTTGATCTGGATTCCAGCTACCGCGGATACTGATCCATTGTTGTCTAAACTCTTCTATATCCTTGAAGCCTTCCTTTCGTGCATCTTCCTCGGTTATATCGCCTAGTCTCTGTTGGAATCGGCGAGTTATCTTGATGTGTCCTTGTGATTTTTCGAATCTGGTGGTACGGATTCCATAGATACTGCCAACCTTTAGAGGGTGCTTATGGATTCTGCGTGTCTGGGTCTTCTGTCGTTCCAAGACTTTACGCAGTAGGTGACGCTTGAAAAGTGGCATGTAATTCTCTTCCTCAACGGTCGGCAACCCCTTCTTTTGTCACGAAAGATTATTTAAAACTAACATTGCCTCTTCAAACAGGATCTGAAAGTAGAGGGAATGCCCTGCCTAGAAGTTGACGCGGCACGTCGAGGATCTTCCGCTCTCCCATCTTGTAGAGGCGGATGGAAGGAGGAGTCACCTCGCCGTGCCTGCGCCACTATAACTGTTAGTTGTAAAATGTTATTAAATATTGTTCTCTTCAATGCGAAAGGGCATTTTCCTTCTTCTTGTTGTCCATGTAGGTTTTTCGCGTCCCTGGCCAATTGCCAGTACATTTCACTTGCATACCGGGTCGCCTGATTCTTTTTTGCTGGCATTGGATGTTGCCCCACGGCTTCTCTATATAAATCAATAAACTCTCAATGTCAGCCAATAGCTCGCGGGTTAGCCTTAGTTCGTCAGGCAGATAGATTTCACCGACAAGTGGTATGACACCCCTTATCCCTCTTTGCCTCTCCAAATCTTTCCAGAAAGTCCATTTTCTCTTCCAACGGTCCTCAACTGTTGTTCCCCATGTTTTGCCAATATACAAGATCTCCTTGCCGCTCGGGGTTAGGTATGCATAAAGACATCCACGATAGCCCCACCCGGGATCATATTTCTGCAAAAACCTCCATTTAACCCGTATCATGCATATTTCCCCAGTCAAGCATTCTTCGTATGTCTACCCTACTTGTCGATCGCCTTTCGTCCTAGCGGTCGAGATATTGGGCAATCACTTTTTTGCATTGTGGACAGTGCACATGCAAGCCGTAAGGGTGGTCTGGCCATCCGCTGGGATGAGCTTCTTTTTTCGGAACTGTGAACCCGCAGCCGCTGCACCTGTAGAAATTTCTGCGTTGGTCCCACCAATTCCTCAGTTTTGTTATGGGGTTTTGCATGGTTTTTGTGCTCGTTTCACTTTAACTTATCTCTCTGTGAGGGATAGAAATGTTGTATGTGCGGTGGGTTCTTATATTTTGCGATTTAGGACCTATAGGAGGCACACTCGTATGGGTGGTACGTATCAACAGGGGTGGGACGATTGTCTCGATGCAATACTGAGCATCTTAGACAGGGCGAAGGATGTGGAGGAAGCTAGGAAGAAAGTTGAGAGTGTTCAGGTTCTGGTGAAAGCGAAGAAGTTTGAGCAGATCAGGTCCGAGCTTGGCGTTTTGACCGATCTTTTTTAGCTTTCAGGATCTGGTTGATTTCCTGCAGTTTTTTGGCGATAGCTTCTCCGTCACCTGTAAGCTGGATGTATCGCGTGAATGGCGGCTTCCTCTCTTCGTCTATTAGTTCTAGTTCTGCAAGTGTCCCTAGTGCGTGGTACATCGTGCTTTTGCTTCCGTGGAAGTCTATTTGTGTGATTTTCACTTTTCCTTTCTCCGCGAGGAATAGGAGGAGCTGTAGGGCACCTTTTGTTTCAAATTTTCTTACTTCTGACAAGTTTTCACGTTCCGTTATGTAGAATCTGATTTCTATTTGCGGTTTTCGTCCAGATTACGTATTACCGAAAGTGTTATAAATAGTATGTGGGGTTTACTTATAGAATTGAGTTCTATTCCGTAATATGTAAGGTGGAATGTGAAAAATGCAGGAGTTGGAGATAATTGATGTCGTTGAGGCCAAAAAGAAGGGCGGCAGCATCTTCGTATTGATTCCGGTAGAACTCTGCAAAAAACAGAACATCATTGACGGTACCAGGTTCGCCTTGTACCTTGACGCTAGCGGTAACATCATTTTGAAACGCACAAAGGAGAGCTAACCGTGCCAAGCGAGGCCTGTTTCGACGTCGAAATACGGAATGTGCCCAAGAAACTCCTTGAAGACTTCGACAAAGCCATAAAGCACCGATATCCCGGAGGGCGCAGCGAAGCTGTCCGAGACCTCATGCAAAAGTTCGTGCGCGAAAACAAGGAGGGTTAACGGTTGCCCAAAAAGCAGTTCAAACGTCTCTGGAGCGTCGTGAAGAAGCTCATTTTGGAACATTATCAAATATTGGTCAAGCGGTCGATTCGTGGCAGTTACTATATCATAGGCGACCGTTTAGCTCCATTGATCGGGAAAGAGATTGCAGTGGAAGATTACAACTGGTTTGGCACAGACCAGGGATATGCGACTTATCGAGATGACGTTTGGCCTTTAATTGAGCAACAACATGGTTTGGAACGACCTGAGGCGGCAGCCATAGGTGTGGTGTACGACGATGGCGTGGAATATCCTATAACTCGTTTGGAAAAGGTTTGGGATCAGGCGCGCGGTTTCATTTTCGTTGAGAAAGCAGACGAAGCAAAAGACTTAGAGGAACTGAGTCGCTTTGGATGGACGGTGGTCGCAGGCAAAGGCTATCCCTTGAGGCTTGTGCGTAAGTTGCTGAAAGAGGATAGGCGACCAGTCTTAGCGTTGCATGATTGGGATAGAGATGGAGAAGGTATCTACCGTGCACTGGGGTTTGAAACCCGGCGCACAAGACACTTGGACATAGCTTTGGGTCAACGCGTTACGGATTTAGGGCTAACCCAGGAGCATGTAAACGCTTTAAACTTGCCAACGAGACCATCACCGCCAAAATATAAAGGCAAACCGAGAGTGGAGCTTTCAGGGCTTGCTGTCTTATCTACAAGACTGGGGTTGGAGAATCCAGTACTCTCCTATACGGTTGCCACTACGCTGGTAAGAGAACTCAAGTTAAGCCCAACAGAAGTTTCAAAAGAAGAGTTGGTTGCAAAGCATTTGCGGTGGGCCTTAACAGATGGATTGAAAGGTGTTGTTAATGATGTCGTCAAGGATTTAATGGGGGAGTTGAAGCCGACTGGCACGGCGGTAACAGGGACTCTGGATTTTGATGAACCGTTCGAGATGGAAGGACTACATGAAGCTTTGAAAGACTTGGGCGAAGACGTTGCAGAGAGAATTAAGTGGAGAAGCGAAGCTGACTACGAGAAAGAGGCTTTTGAAAAGTTTGCAAATGAGCATCTGATCCAGATTTTAAAAGGAGCCTGAAGCGGTTGCAGCGTGATTTTAAGGTTGTTTCTAAGGGTCTCAAAGGCAAGCTTCGCAGGGATGGCAAGTTCTATTGGGTTTTCGTTAATGGGACGACCGTTGGCCGGAAAGATTTGAAAAAGAAGGGTTGAGAAGTGGTTGATGTTGTCTTCGATGTTGTTGGACGCAGCAAGACAGAGCGCATAACGAGGGAAGGCAATCGTGAGGTCGTCTACCGCGTCTCCCTCAAAAGCAGTGATGGCAAGAACCGGCTGACGTTGACGGACAATAATCCAGAGTTGATTCAGAAGTATCCGTTGAATGGTGACGTGCCGGTAAAGATCGGCGCGTGTTCGCAAGTCACCTTATCCGATGCTCAGCTTCGCGAAGCTGGTAAGCAGGCCCGAAAGGCTTCAGAAGAGGAGGAGTAGGCTTGGCAATTTCTGACGTTGTCGAGAGGCCTAGTCCTCTAAATCTCGTCATGCTGCCGTACAGGGAAATCGAATGCGATGACACGCTTCGAGAGTTTAAGCAGATCCTCCGTTTCGACCTGGTCGACGCTCCGGGACAAGTTTTACGAAGTCAATTACTCTTGGACCGGAGGCATAAACTTAACAAGAGCCAAAGCAAGCCTGTGGCCTATTTCCGCATGAGTTCGACTGAGCAGCTGATCAAACTTGCGAACACGGCCTTAGCCGTTGCCGTGGTTTTGGTTTACAATGAGCAAGATCTCCTAGATCCGTCTGACGATCAGATCAGAAACGTGATCAAATCACATTGGCAGATGGCTCAACCTGACGTATTGAATGCTGTGAGGGTGATTTTGCGAGATCTACAGCTTCACCGGATGGCTGTGGCAAGGGCAGTGAAAGCGCCAGGCAACTAGTGGAGTGGAGTACATATGAGAAGTCAGGCCACAACAATCGTTCGCGCAGTATCTGCCAAGAATTGGGATAGGGCTCCAGTCAGCCTTGAGAAGATTCGTGACTTGGTTTTGGATTGGCGGCTTTACCCGCGCAACCAGGTAGATCAAGTTGTTATTGAGAATTATGCTCGAGCATTGCGGGCAGGTGCCAATTTTCCATACGTGAACGTAGGAATCCTAGCTGGCAAGAAAATCATTGTCGATGGGGTTCACCGCATCAGATCTCGGGAACTGCTCAAGATTGACTACGTCGAGTGTGCGATCTTGCACTTTCAAAGTGAAGCTGAGCTTTTTGCCGAGGCTGTGCGACGGAATAGTGGACATGGGAAGGCATTTTGTGAAGTTGAGCTGAAAGCAAACATTAAGCGTTTGCAGCGGTACAAATTCGATACAGACGACATTGTGGCGATTTGTCATGTTCCTGCTTCAGAAATCACGCGGGAAACCGCAAGACCTATCACTAGTGTGACATTGCCTAATGGCAAAAAGCTTTCTTGCATCGATGTCAAACCGGGCGAGGGCGGTGTTCATGGCCTTATTTGCTTGAAAAATGCGCTCATCATAGTATGTAATTGGTCGGAATCAGGCAAAATTCCAGATGACTCGCCTTTTAAGGAGCTTGTTGTTCGGGCTCGTTTGGCTTTGGGGAAGGTGCGGTTTAATGGTTAGGGTCTTGCATTGCGGGGTAAGGCGCAGCATGGTCCGGTCCTCTCTGGCAAGGCACGGTATTATCGGGGCTAGGCGGGGTAAGGTGGAGCAAAGCACTCTGCGGCATGGTGTTATCCTGGCATTGTTAGGTTTTGTGAGGTCCTGTCCTGCTAGGCTCCGTGATGTAAGGCATGGTTCTATCGGGGCGTTGCGAGGTAAACCACTGCCTGGTACGGTTCTGTCCTGTCCGGTTAGGTTGTGCAAGGTATGGCTTTCTGAGTTTCTATTGTGGTATGGTGTGGAGGAGTGGGGTCCAGTCCGGTTGGGTCAAGTCCGGCTTGGTTCTGCAGTGCTTGGCAAGGCATTATTGTGGTTTGGAGAGGTCCTGCTTGGTCTTGCGGGGTGGATTGGGGCACTGTACTCCATGGTAAGGTCTTATTGCGGTATTGTTTGGAATCGTGAGGCACGGTACGTTATTGTGAAGTTTTGTCCTGTGAAGCACTGTTATGTAATCTTTGGCAAGGTGTCATTGAGGTTTTGCATTGTTAGGAGTGGCACTGTAGTGTCTAGTTTGGCACGGTTGTGTTCTGCTGGGCAAGCTTCGGCATTATTTTGGCTTGGCGATGCAAGGTGGGGTGCTGTTAAGATCGGCGCGGTAATGCAGGCCAAGGTTTGCCTAGGTCATGGTCACATGAGGTGACAAAGAATGAGTCAAAACTATAAGAAAATAGACGTGAAAATCAGAGGCTTAACGCCTCTGTTAATGAACCGTTTGAACCCGGAGAGTTTGAAATCGAAAAGTAGAATGAAAATGGAGCAATACAGCACGACTGATGATGCAGCAAAGAGCGCGTACATGGCCGAGATCGATGGCAAAAAACAGCTGTACATTCCTCAGGAAGCCTTGTACAGCATGATCATCAACACTGCGAAGCAGTACAAAATCCGAAGAATGAGCCTGGCCAGTCTGTTAGCTGGGACGATGCGGGTGGAACCTGAGAAGGTTCCGTTGGGCACTGACAAGTACGAGGTTGACGAGCGGGCAGTTGTCATCCAAAATCAGCGTGTTCTAAAGGGCAGGGCAAAGTTGCCGAAGTGGAGTGCCACATTTCAGCTTGTCTATGATTCGAAGCGGCTGCCGGAGGGCATAGATGCGACATTGAAAGAGATCTTGGAGGATGCGGGGACACGGATGGGCCTGCTGGATTACCGTCCGCAGCATAGGGGATGGTTCGGCACCTTCGCCGTCGAAGACTTCGCTCCTGAAAAGCAATCCTGAGAGATGAACGTGAAATCTGATGGGTAAGGAAAAAATCGTGACTTACAAATGTCCAAATCTTCTGTGCAACGTGGAGATCCCTGAATCTCTAGCTGATCGAAAAGATGGGCTTGTTCCCTGTCCTGAATGCGGAACAAACATGACAAGGAGAGTAAAGAAATGAAGCTTCGATTAAGTTCTGATTTCGTCATCGACAGTGATGTTGAACTTTGGCGTCGCGAAGGCCTACGTATTGCTATGCTTGGCGGTCCAGGATCCGGCAAGTCGTGGAATAACAGTTTGATTGCGGAGCAGTTCTTGCAGCAGGGCGGCACTGTCGTCATTTTTCAGCCTCGTGACGAGTATTTCACGTTGAAGGAAAAATTTGACGTTCTGAGTGTTGGTGGAGTACATGCGAAGGATATTGAGTTTGCTTTGACATCGCCGAGCCTCTACGCTAAAGCTATTATTGAAGATGGCATTAGCATGATTTTCTACACTTCCAGTGTCGAAGATGAGCAGAAGCTAGTCGATTGGGTTTCCCGTTTCATCAGTTTGATCTTGAGATATCAAGAGCAGCACAGAAGGCCCTTGCTGTTGATTCTTGAAGAAGCTCAGGAGTATACGCCTAGGTCTGCCAGTGGCCACGTGGCTCCGCCCTGGGTTTACAATCGCATGATTAAAGCTTTCAAGGACTGTTTCACGCAGGGCAGAAAACTCAACATCATCGCTGTCGCCAGTAGTCAACGTCCGCAGGAGCTAAACTTCACGGTTAGGCAACTTGCGAACCTCACCTTTTACGGTAAGTTCAGCGACCAGGACATCGGTTACATCGACAAGGAATGTCTCAAGTACGTGCGCAAACATGGAATTGTTATTGAAGCTGAAAGGCTTGTCGAGCTCGGCTTAGGCGAATGGCTTGTTATCATGGGAACGAAAAGCCGTTTTGTCAAGGTTGATGCGCAGCGCATCACAAAACATGGAGCCGAAACTCCACGTCTGGAATACGTTGCCCCTAGGCCTACTGAGGCTAAGAAAACTATTGACGAATTGAGCAAGTCGATTTTGGCTGCCCTAGAGAAGGAAGAAGCGGAACAGTCCGAATTGGAGAAAATCAAAAGGAAGCTTCATGAAACCGAGGAAAAACTGAGGGCAACAGAAGCCAAGGCGAATATCAAACTCTCGGTAAAGGAAATGTTGACCGAAGAGAAACCTGCAGGAGTCATGACTCCTATTCCCAGTAAGGAGGATAAGGAAAGTAAGGAGAAGCTGATAGAGGAAAATCGTCAACTTAGAGAGAACCTTAAGGCCCTAGATACGCGATTTGCCAAGGTCCAGAAGGAAATTGCGGCTTTTGACAAGATTCGTGAGGGCTTCAAGGACCTTGGGCTTATACCTACACCTACTGAAGGGCAAATTGGTTTACAAACTACTACAACCATTGTTGATGTGCCTTTTGCTGAGAAACATGTTACCATTAATACTGAGAGTATGCGTGGCAAGATTCTAGCAGTTGCCAAAAAGGGTAAGTTAGATACCTGGCGTAAGCTGGGCGAGATTGTAAGTGCAATTGAAGAGGAAAAATGGTCCGCGGGTTCTGCAGAGGTGAATAATGCTCTCAATGATCTTGAGAAAGATGGGTTAATTGCGAAGAAGCATACGGACCGCAACTACTTCTGTCTGGCGGAAGGCGTCAAATTCAAGGAGGCTGATTCATGATGTGGAAATGTAAGAACCCTGAATGCGGGAGAACCTTTCCTATATTAGCAAGGATATCAACGGAGAAAAGGCCGCCGCCGAGTTTTTCGCCAGACCTGCCAACCCGCGTAATAGTTGAGAAGGCTTGTTGCCCGTTTTGCGAATGCGTTGAGTTTGAAGCTGTCAAGGAGGCTGAGGGTTGAAGGAAAGAAAACTTGTTATTATGATTCTTGAAAACACTAGGGCAAGTGAGATTGAGATATTTGAACCTGCTCTTTCCAAATTTCTGAAGGAAAACTTTCCTGATTATCGCTGGATTCTCACAAACAAGAGAATTGAGACGCTTTCTAGAGAGGACCTGCGTAGGATCTTGGAGGCTGAGTGATTGCCTGGAAAGTGTGGGAACAGAATGGCTGACTTTCACATTGATGACCCTGAACCTTTCTCGTATGATCGCGTATTTGGCAAAGTCAGTTCTAAAAGTGGAAAGTCGGGTGTGGTTGTTGCATCCGCTGGCATCAGCCCTGTATGTCCACAATGTGGTTCTAAGAAGGTTTGGCGTGATGGCCTCCGGTACTCTCTGTTCGGGGATAGGATTCAGCGGTGGCTTTGTCGTAACTGTGGGTTCCGGTTTTCCGACTCTAATGATGTTGAGAGGGCTTGGAGCACGTCGGAACGCCTTCAGAGAGTTCAGACGAAGTCATTAAAAGCCAACGTCGACGTACTTAGTAATTGCCAAATATGCGTGACCGAGGCAGAAGGAACGAAAAATTTGGCAGCGGAAATCCAGAAAATGGAAACTCCGCGTAACTGGGAAATAGACATCAAAGGCAAGCTGGTGGAATATGTCTTCTGGATGCAAAAACAGGGCTACGACAAGGAAACCATATACGGCTGGCAGAGTTGCTTACGAGCGCTTCTGAGTGAGAACGCAAACCTCTTGGATGTCGAATCCGTCAAAGAAGTCCTCGCCAAAGATGTCCTCAAAGAAACGCCAAGATGGGGTCAACACAGACGACGGAACATAATCAACGCTTACACATTGTTCCTGAAAATCAACAAGGTGCCGCTGTGGGAAAGGCCGAAGTGTAAAATCACGCGCAAGTTTCCGTTCATCCCAACTGAGCAAGAAATCGACGCCTTAATAGCTGGCTCAAGAAAGAAGAACGCAGCTTTCGCACAACTGCTTAAAGGAACAGCAATGCGACCTGGCGAGGCCAAAGTCTTGGAGTGGATAAACATAGACTCCGAACGTAACATAATAACGCTTAACGACCCGGAAAAAGGCTCAAACCCGAGGATGTGGAAAGTAAGTCAGAAACTCGTCCAAATGCTCAACGGTCTGCCAAAGACAAGTGAGCAAGTCTTCCCCGGCTCACTCAAATCGATGAAAGGCACATGGATAGACACTCGCGCACGACTCGCCGAAACGCTCCAAAACCCAAGGCTCAAGAAAATCACCTTCTACACTTTCCGGCATTGGAAAGCAACCATGGAATACCACCGCACAAAGGACATAGTTTACGTGCAGCAGCTCCTCGGACACAGGGACATCAAGAATACCATGATATACATAAACATTGAACACACAATATTCGGACTGGGCGCCGACGACGAGTTCCACGTAAGAGTGACCGAAAAGACAGAAGAAATAAAAGCGTTGTTAGAAATGGGGTTTGAATACGTATGTCAGAAAGACAATCTGTTATTCCTACGAAAACGGAAATAA